CATTGTCTTGGTAATACCGCTAACGGTTCCAGTAAAGGTAGGGGAGTTAATAGGAGCTTTTAGATTTAAAGCATTTTGTAAATCTGTTTGCTCACTTAATGTACCTATAATCTGCCCCCATACTGGACTAGAAGTAGCTGAGATTTCAGCATAAGCCGAACCAGTCCAGCGATATAACTTATTAGTATCCTTTGCAAGGTAGAAATAGTCACTTGAGCCAGTCGCTGGGAAGTCTGCAAGCGTATTAAATTGCAAGATATTAACTTCGCCACCTGAGCGTAAGATATTAATCTCTACTAGCGTAGGTGTAACGTTAAGTGTTACATCTTGCGTTGCATCGGTTACATTAATATCGATGTTATTCTCGTTATTAACGTAGTCTACCGTGATGTTTTCTACTATTACGTTCTGAGTAGCCGTGACCGTAACCTCCTGAACCGTAGTGCTTACATCTAGTAAGACGGTTTCAACGGTTTCAGTTACCGCAATATCTATTATTTGGTCATTAGGCTGTGCCGAAACGAGAATATTATTAACGAATTCGGTCACTCCGATTGTAATATCATCCATTGTTATCGAGTTATTTCTGGTAGAATGTTAAATGTTCCTTGTACGTAAGTCTTCACGTCTCCGCCTGATAGCGTAAACTGAATGTCGTAGGAATAATTAAACACCTCAATATCAATAATTTGTTTGTTAATTTTAAACTGCCCAGCGGCAGCGTTTGTAATTGTGATACCAGCCGAAGAAGCGGAAGTTAAAGACAGAGCCGCAGTCGCATCCGAAGCACTCTTTCGTAACTGCATTCTAATAACTGCACCTGTAAGATTTACTGCTACGTTATTAATCTTTAATTCAAAAGCTACCTCGTCAAAAGTATCGCCTTTTATATGCGTGAAATTAAGACTCATTTTGTATTTTGTTTAAGTATATTTTTAACTTTTTTACGTTCGACTTTTTAGGCTTATAAGTACCAGCCACCGAAGTCTGATTTTTTGTCTGGGAACATATCCGCATTGCTATTCGTGTTATATTCTGGAAATTGCGACTGATTAAAACTCATGTAATCAATAAAGCGACGAGTATAATGCTCGGCTATTGAACGCTCTTTTTCAACTAAGTAATCTATTTCCCCTTTCTCAACGTTTGTGCTATTTTCGCTACTATGTTTAAATACGCCTTTATTAGCAATTGTATAAGCTGCAAAAGGTAAAAACTCAACCATAGACCAATGAATAACCATAGGCTTAATATACACGTTTAAAAGCATTGTATAAGGGCTAGTTAAATTACTAGCTACTATGCCATCGTTTATCTTATTAAATAGCTTAGTTCCTAAGTACCCTTGAATGTGAGTATCCTGAGCAACTTTAACCCACTGAATAAATTTATCTACGTCCACGTTGCCATTTAGGGCAGTGAATTTTACAATATCGTCTCGACTAACAAATAATGCTTGTGCCATTTCTTATTTTGGTAAAAATCCTTGATTAGGCATATCGATTGGTTTCGTGTACACCAGTTTACTATTTTTATTTGCATTCTTGCCATCCGATTTATTAAACGGATTAGGTAAAATTTCGCCTGCTTTACGAGCTTCAGCTGGAGTTATTTTTTCAGCTCCCCTTTTGCGAGGGTCTGTAAAACGCTTGTAAGTTTCACGAGTCCAAAAGTGATGACAAGCTCCGCCTCCTTTGTAAAGGAATATGTCGTAAGTGTTAGTACCTCTTGGACCCCAACCTGGGTTAGTGCTAGCCTTTTCACTCATAGCCATAATGTCTTCCTTACGGTATAGCTTATTTGCTTGCGTCATTTTCTTACAAAACTCCCTAGACTTATCCGTAGTTTCTCCACTATATCTGTAACGAGATGCAAATAATTTGCCGTCTTGCTCTGATTTTAAATCAGGTCTTGCTACTCCAGTAGTAACAAATTGCCACATCTTAGCAAGTAATGATTTATCGGGATTGTTTAAGGCTTCTAGCTCTGCGTCTAAGCGCTCTTCGTCTTCGTATGATACTGGTCGACTATCTACAAGCTCCCACTCGTTAGGGTCAAGTTCTGCGATAAATTCTTCTACATCTAATTCTTCTAAATGCTTAGATAATTTTACACCTGTTTCTTCTTCCATTGTAGCAGAATCCATCTTTGGATTTTGGTCAATAAATTCAAGCGGTTGTAAAGTTTTAAAGTAAAGATTTAAGCTAATAGCATTGAATGCTAAAATCTTATCGATAGCATCTAAAACCGTTGCTTGCTTAGGTCGGATTGTCATATTGTCAAACAAGATAGAAGCATTTTTAAGCTCGTCCGCATTTGAACTAAATCCATTACTTGAAGGTATTCCAAAAAGTAAACCGCTAGTAATAGAGTGACCTAGCAAAATCTTACCTCTAGACTCTTCGCTTAAATAAGTATAGTGTGCAGGCGCATCATTTAAAGGTACATTGTCAATAGTAGTCTTTTTAGTCTCATCGCTATTAAATGAAACTACAATCTTAGCACCGCTTGCCCCTGTTAGCTTACGCTTAACGTCTGCCGCTTGCAATGACATTTTCTCCTCGTCTGGAACTCCGTTATTAAAGTTAATAACTGAAGTAGGCGAAAATCCATTTTGGACATCGTTAATAAGGTAATCCGCAATTTCTTCTTCTAATTGAGTATATGGCAAAGCTCCAATGTAATCTACATTAGAATAGTATTTTTGCCCTACGCTATAATCACGAACGCAAAGAATTTCTAGCGTTTTATCGCCATAACCAAAAGCCCCAATACGCTTAGGCATAAACTTTTTAACATCTTGCCAGTTATCGGAATAATAATACCCAGTGATTTCGCCTTTCTCATTGCATTTTTCTGCTCTAATTAATTGAGCTGGAACATGTTCAACTCTTACAATAGAATCCTTTGCCTTATTATAGATAAGTTGAAAATATCCTTGTCCTAAAAGTTTGTAGTCCGTAATTACGCACTTTAAAACCTCTGGTCTAAATAACATTTTCATTTGAGCGTATTCATTCGGCTTCTTATTTGAATCCGTAGCGTCTAACCCACGTCCATAAATCAGCTTATTGATAGAGTTAATAACTGAGTTATTTGTAGTCGAATTATTATATCTGTCAATTAGGTACTGAAAGTAGTCGTTATCATCGCCAAACTCTACCCAAGCTTCTCTATTAGATTCGTTGGATTGAGGCGGTTTATGCGATTCAAAATTGAAAACATGAACGTTACTCATAGAATATTATGTTTTGGTCGTTTTGTTTGTACACATCTTTATTTACCGAATAGGTATCGATTTCTTGATTTGTACAGAAAATCTTGTCACGGTGAACTAAATAGTAATCTAATTTGCCATCTATTACACCATAGTATTTTAATTCTACGCTATAAAAGTGACCTTGCTCAATGAAATCAAAAACTAAATCGAAGTAAGAATGAAAGGATTTTTTCTTTACGTAAATTGACTTAGTAATTGTTTCATTCGTCGTTTCGTTTGTGATATACATAAAGTTCGCATCGTTTAGCCTTGTGGGGATAAACGTGAAACGCTGAACCGTACTATTCTCTTTAAGAATTACCATAACCTATAAACGTTTTTTAATATGTTTTGTTTCTAAAATAGAAAAGGGTGGGACATCAGCCCACCCAGTTCCAAACCGTAAACAACAAAAAACTAATTAAACTCCAGTAGTTACCGTAAATCCTGCAGTAGTTAAAGAGGTAGTTATGAAGTTAGCAGGCACTGGTTCTTGTCCAGATAATACTAAAGTATAACCGCTTAAGTCTCCCATTGCAGCGCCAGTAACGATAGTACCGCCAGATACTTCCATACCGTGCTTAACGCCACAATAGAAGAAATTGCCATTGTTATCTTCTACAATAACTTGAGGACGTCCGTAAGACAAAAGTTTAATTTGCTTATGGTCTACAACTGACAACTTTTTTAAAGTTAAGTTAACAGTTTGCTCAAAAAATGTAGTTCCGTTTTCACGGCTAGAAGTAATAGTTTGCTCAAAAGAGCTATTACCTTTTAGGTCGTACTTATATGCAATTGGAGTACCAAGAACCGCAGAGATTGCGTCGGTATTCGTAACGTCATAAGTATAACCAGTAGCGTCACCCCAGTTAACAAAGTAAACAGCTTTTAAACCACCGTTACTCGTTTTGCAAGGCTCAATTCTCCCTAAAGAAATATCGCACATAATTATTTATTTATAATGTTTAAAAATAAGCACCCCGAATTAACGAGGTGCTATTGATTTCTACTAATTTGCGGAATTTGTAATTCCGTATGTTACGATGTCTTGAACTACACCGTACTGAACACCAGCAGATAAACGCATAATTACACGAACATTCTGAGAACCATCGATGTCTGCTAAGTCAATAACCTTAACTTCTGTGTGGTCAGACAATAAAGAAGTACCAAAGTATAAGTTATCTTTAGTTGTAGCGATTGCTTTGTTAGCACCCATTCCGTTTGCTACAAAGATTTTAACGCCATCAAAAGAAAGAGAAC